ATCCGTTTTTCTACACAATGGGAAGCGCTCAATCTATGGCTTATACTGAAGAACCAGATCCTTTACCTAAACAACAAACTGCTAAATTAATTGAACTCTCAAATGTTCGGTATAATACTCCATGGAAACGTGATATGGCTGTTGGGTTAGTCTTCTTCAATCCAGCAAAGTCCAAGCGTATGGTGATGAACTACTTTTACACAGTTGAAAAACTTAAACTTGCAAAAATCCCCTACTACACTTTAGAATTGGTCTTTGATAATCAAGAACCTGAAATTGCAGACGCCTTTCATGTGTGGAGTAAATCCATTCTCTTTCACAAGGAGAATCTCTGCACCATTCTTGAAGCAAAGATCCCTTGGAGATTTTCAAAAGTATTATTCTTGGATGCTGATATCATCTTTGGCAATCCTCACTGGTATTGTGAAGTCTCAGATACCTTAAATAAAAATGATGTTGTTCAACCTTTTACTTCTGCAGTCTGGATGGACATAACGTATACAAAAATCATGCAAGAACGAGAGTCAGTTCTCTACATGAATCGTAAACAAACCTTTGATCATAAGTTTCATCCTGGATTTGCATGGGCATTCCGTCGCAGATGGTTTCGCAAAGTAGGATTCTTTGAGTATGGAATTACTGGAAGTGGAGATACACTCTCAGCAGCCGCATGGTTAGATGTTAAGTTTCCAACAACCTATCTCAAACCTGCTCTGGTTCCTGCTTTCAAAGAGTTTTCCAGTCTTCCAAAACCTAGAATTGCATGTACGTCTGGTTCAGTCTATCATTTATGGCACGGAACTCATGTCAATCGCAGATATGTAGATCGCCACGCTATCTTAGATGGAATTAGAGATGTACGAACTATTATGCGACCCAATTGGCATGGTGTATTGGAATTTAGTGTTCGCGGGATGTCTGAGAAACTACATGCTTACTTCCTGCAGCGTGAAGATGATGGGATTTAGGAACTTCACATGGAACTTCAGTAAATTTCAAACCTAACCCACTTACTATACCTTTTTCAAATGTATATTCAGGATCAGGATCATACACCCGACCAATCAAATTAAAACTTTTCAATTTTCCCATATATTTTCCATCGTGACTCCAACATTTACCGTCTCCTACCTTAAGTATTGAACTCATTTGTCAACTATAGAGTTTAAACTGAAAGTTCCATTTTCAATGGCATTTAAAAATAATGTGTTGTTGAGAATCATATCACGTTGATGGTGAAGCCTTTGCATACCTTGGCTACCCGTCTCTTGAGCACGAATGGTTCGTTAGTGTGCACGATTTCGCGTATCCAAAAAGGGTTCCTTCCCCATCAAAGTTTGGATCAAGCTAAACAACAACTCGCAGAGATTCAGCAGACTCTAATGGAAATTGAGGAAAGTCTTAAGGACGAAACTCAATCCCGCTTTGCAATGACTTTAAGCTCAAAACCGTAATCACTTTCCACCATCTTCTCCTCTTGTCTTTTAACAATTTCAAGCATCAACTCTTCACTTTTTTGAGGAACTAATTCATCTAAATACGCTTTCAATTCCTTCTTGGAAAGCGACCAGCCTTTCTTCCACTGATTTGGATATTTAACAGCAAATGTCATACCCGATGTTGCAAGACTAATCTTGTCGGGTAAGGCATCACGAGAAGTCGCATACAAAGCAGCTAAGTCTAGTTCAACGGTTCGGCGTTCATCACGAAGTTCAGAGGCACGTGCATTAACTTCATTGAGCTTACGGGTAATTTCAGCATATTCAGAGAGAATGGGTTTAAGGGCTTCCATGGTATACTGTTTATTGCTTGAATGATTTAGTATCCGTTTTAAACAAGGAATGTCTTGGCTTGATGATGAAGAAATTGAGCGACTCCGTACAGTCTATAATAAAGAAAATTCAAAGGAATCTCCAGTTCCAAAGGGAACGCCTGAAGAAATGTGGACAAACATTCAACATCGTCTTCAAGATAAGTGTTCTACAGGATCTGCAGAATGTATTGTTTCATCCTTGATGCAACGACCTAGAGCACCTAAACAATGGAGTGTCAACCGATATGAATGGTTATCGTCAGATGACATTGATCATGTGGAAAAGAACTACATGGAACTCTTTCCAAAGTATTATTTTGTAGGATGTATTCCAATTGACTTTGATTTGAAGTCAGAGACAAATAAATGTATTGTAAGCTCACTTTGCGAAATGAAACTAACAGAACTTGCAAAGAAATATGATCAGATTGGAATTATTTTTAATACAGATCCTCATGATGGACCTGGTGAACATTGGATTGCCCTATTTTGTGATATTCGTGAAGAACTTGAATATCCTCGCATAACCTATTTTGATTCCTATGCTCATGTTCCTGAAAAGGAGATCAAGCGGCTCATGAAACGTTGGAAAGAACAATGGGATGCTACTGGCAAACACTCAAAACCAATGAAAATGACATTTAATACAACTAGGCATCAGTTCAAAGACTCTGAATGTGGAATGTATTGTTTATATTTCCACAGAGCATGTTTGATGGAACAGCCAATGGAAACCCGAATTCCTGACGACGTGATTAATGGATTTCGCCAACTCTTGTTCAGAGTTCCAAAAATAGAAACGGGTAAGAAGTAATGGAACTAGCCATCGGACTTGGACTTGTAGGAATTCTTGGATATACAATTTGGAATGATGCAACTACGGATGAAAATGGTCTACCTGAGAGTATAACACGAAAACGTCTATGCGACTACTATGCAACAGGCGGTGTCTACGAAGAAGTTAAATACGTTATCTCAAGTGGTCGTCGTCTACTAGAGGTTCACCTCTACACAGATGAGAACGGAAAGCCAATTGTAGCTAAAAAACCATTGAATTTAGGATATGATTATGCATATGACTACTGGACTTTTGATTCAGTATGCGTAGATTTGATTCAAGCTTGGGAAAGTTCAGAAGAACCATTCATCTTATCCATTGTTCCACATTCAGTCAGTAACGTCACTCTTAATCAAGCAGCAGAATGTATCAAAACAACTGTTCGTCGTCATTTGGTCAAAGGTGTAGAACCCTCTACACCGTTAGATGATTTGAAAAATAGGTTAATTATTGTATCAGATAACGTTCGAGGATCAGAATTAGGAGAACTTATAAACCTATCTTGGTCTGAATCCAAGCTACGTCGTATCTTATATGCTCAAGCAATGTATCCTCGCGATGAATATGAACTCATTGCGTATAATCGATCAGCAATTACCATTGTTGCTCCAGATTCTACATTTGGTAAAGAAACATTAGATCCTCGCCTAGCGTCTGCAAATGGATGTCAATGGCTTTTATTTGAAAATTCAACTTCATCCAAGGGGTTCGTTGAAAAGCCAGCGGGTTTACAATAACTTCTTCACCTCTTAATAAAATGGCAAATAAGTGGTTAGCGCATGTTAAGAAGACGATGAAGTCACACAAGGGAAAGAAGTTTGGCGACATTCTCAAGATGGCCAAGAAGACCTACAAGGGTGGCGCTGAGGGTGGTATGGTTGAGGGATCCCCTAGTATGTCTAGCGGTCCTATGAGCCCAGCACCTGTCGGTGGTCGTCGCCGAACACGCAAGGGTGGCAAGTCACGCAAGTCACGCAGGGGTGGAATGGAGGGAATGGGCATGATGGGAAGTGGCTACGGAATGTATTAAAATGGATTTCTTTGCGTCAAAGTAATAGAACCTCCAAATGGACGAACCCCCTAAAACACGACAAGAAAGAAAGAAACGACCCCGTGAAAAACGACCAGAAGTGTATTCAGCTAAACACGCACGTCTTACCGTTCAAGCATTCACGAAACCTAAATCAAAGTAATTTAATATGAGAAATCCTATACGTCTTCACATGGTCTCTGGCTTTAGTTCTTCCGCCTGCGACTTTGCGACATGTTTTTCCATGATACGTCTTTTTGGAGCAACCGCTTCTGTAATACGCAAGATGGTGAGCAAATCCTTTATACGATGGCATTGAAGTTCCAACCTTTTTTGATAAAGCACTCAGTAATCCATGCATCCATTTCATATACG